GAATACAATAAGGTCTTTAACCATATTAGTATCTTTCCATTCGTCATACATTTCTAAATTAACTGAAGATAAACAACATACCGCTGTTCTTTCTTCGTTGGTCACAAGGTGTATTTCATTACATAGATTAGATCCTTTAATTGATAAACCTAAATCCTTTTGAGCTTGAGGTAATGCTGCATTAGCAGTATCAATAAAGTTAACATAAGGTTCACCTGTTCGGTACCTTGTTTCTAATATAAGTTCCCATAGTTTACGAGCATCAGTCATTTCACGAACTGATTTATCATTAGGATCTAATAAACCCCATTGTTTGCCGTCACGTACTGCTTCCATAAATTTATCAGATAAATTAACGGCATGATGAAGATTTAAATTCTTTCTGTTTACGTCTCCTGTAGGAATACGCATATTAATAAATTCTACAATATCTGGATGGTCAATATCCATATAGGCTGCATAAGAACCTTTTCTTGTTCTGCCTTGACGATAAGCAACCATATCAGCATCAACGGTATGTAAAAATGGCATAGGACCTGGAGCCTTTTTAGATACTGCTCGAATATCAGACCAATGACCACCTACTCCACCACCTTTAACAGATAACCATCTTAACTCTGCTGTATGGTCAATTAATCCATCTAATGTATCAGGTACATATGTTAAGAAACAACTAATAGGTAATGCTTTTGCTTTCTCTCCTTTTAAGACTGCATTAGAAAGTACAGGAGAAGAATACATAAAGTATCCTTGAGATACATAATCATATATTCTTTGTGCAAGTTTTAAATTACCACCACAGAATGCAACAGCTGCTCGAGCATAAGCCATTTGCGGAGATCTTTCATCGTCTCTACAATAATAGTCTTTCAATAATTTAAATGACTGTTCTCCTAATTTCTTATCTCTGCTTGTCTGTATTTCAATTCCTAAATGCTGCATTCTTTACTCCGTTATTATTCTTGTACATATTCTTTGGTTAAGGGAAAGATATTGGTAATTACTCTTGCGCATTCTATAGCAAGATCCATATGTTCTAGCTGAGTACCGTTACCTGATCGTAATTCAATATAATGAATCCATGATCTTAGTGTACCATTAACATATAATCTTGAGACTGTATTGCCTTCTGGTAAAACCGCTCTTGCTTGTTCTTTTGCGATTCCTTTATCAATTGCCCATTTATATAATTTTTCTGTTTCTCGAATGAAGGTCTTTTGTTTCATTCTCCAATCTTCTGCTATTCTTCGCTGTTTCTCATCGTCCGTATCAATAGCAATACTATTCTGACGATTCTTTGGATCTTGAAACCTTGCCTCACGAGTTACCATTTCTAAATCTTCTAATGGGTTTGCATATCGTTGACTAAATTCCTGAAAGGAGAAACTACGATGTCTTAATAATTGACGAGCAATATCTCTCGTTGTTTCTACTTCTAAACAAACACTGACCATTTCCAAAGGAGACCAATGTTTGTGCTTGATTAAATAATTAACAAGCTTACTATTTGTTGTTGTGTTGTTTTGATTATTAGGATTACTAACTCTTGCGCAATACGCGACCAAACCTAATAAAGAATTATCTCCATCAAGTTGTTCAGAGGGAGACCCTACTATCGCAGGTGCTTGACTATGACTAATCAATTTTACTTTCATTATATACTATGTCCTTTTCCATTGTTGAAATTTCAATTTAGCTTCCAAACCTTTATATGTTATTGTTCTCATTAAACTCTCAACGCAAGATATACTTCCATCAAGAACCATTTCATTAATATCTTTGCCAGGTACATTATGTGGCCATATCACAATACTGTGACCTGCATCAATTACACGTTCCATCCTTTTGTGAATCTCTAAATTACGAGGTTCAGCATCAAAGACGAAGACTGCATTATCCACCCTTTCGAGCGAATTGGTATTACCATCTGCTCCATTCATTGCGATTGCATTTGATAGAAACATACTATCAAGTGCTCCTTCAACTACATAATACTTTTCGTTAAAGTTTACTTTGTCGAGTCCATACAGTTTAGGTACTTCTTCGAACATAATAGTAATATAACGAAGGAATGCGTCAGGATCCATAGATCTTGCCGATACTCCGAAACAATTGCCGTCTTTATCCAAGAACGGTATTACAAGTCGAGCTTCGTCTTTCTTAACGTTCTCAAACTTATTTGGTACTATGCCGTTAATCCATTCTTTAAACTTAGGAGCAAAGTAAAGTCGATAATGGTGCTTAGAAGGAATAGACCTTTTATCTATATATTTCTTTACTGGGTGGTTATAATCAAGCTGGCTGATTTTTTTTAACTTTTTTAATGGATCCGTATGAGAGAATTTTGGTTCTTCGAATTTGGTGGACTCTAGAGTTGATGTTTCTGTTGAGATCGTATTATTGGCTTTACCTATGAACTTTTCTGCCACATAATCGTTGTATGCTAATGGGTCAACTGCCTTAAGAAAATTACCGAAGATATGACTTGCACCGCAATTATGACAATAATAAAATAACTTATTCTCGCGTTCAAGAAGCCAACCACGGGCTTTAGATTTGTTCTTTTTTGAATCGCCGCATAGTGGACAACGAAAGTTGATCTTATATGGGTTTGTATTTTTGATACGATATCGGTCGAGACGACCAGCTAAATGCTGTGCGTACTGAATATCAACAAAGTCTAGCATAATATAAAAATCCGAAAAATCTGTTATTAGTGTATATTATAACAAATAATTAGCAGCTTGTCAACCAAATATTTTAGGAATATCCAATTTGGTGATTATGAATATAAGAATAGCTCCCATACCCATCATGTACCATTTCCAACGATCCAGGCTGGTTACTCTACCTTCCATCTCCGATATACGTTTATCGAGATTACCGTTTAATTTACCTAACGCATCCATGATCTCTTGATTGCGTTCTTTACGATGAGCTGCGTTGTTATCAGATAGTCTTTGATGATCTTCTCTTGAAGAAGCTCTATACTGTTCTAATCTGTCGTGAACTATTGCCAAATCCTTTGCTGTATCAAATTTGGTTTGTTCTATTTTAATGTCAAGATTTTCTATCTTGTCTGCAACACCGTTAAGTATCTCGTGTTGAACGGCAATACGCTTATCGCGTTCACCTGACTTTTCGATGATGTACTCGTACTTAGAGAAAAACTTCTCTATTTGTTTGATGTCTTTTTTGATTAACGCAACATCGGTTTTTACACCAGAAAGATTCTGATCTATATCGCTCATAGGCTTGGTATCCATTGTGGAATTATTATATCACAAAATCCATTATTAGTCAATGGATATTTATAACTAACCTGACCTAAATAATGACATTCTGAAAATAAAGTAGTTTTATTTTTTCTCCACTGCAAGACCTGCAGCAGGTTCGTCATCAATCGTTACATTTCTGTAATAAACTATGACTTCTCCGAGTTCACGAATGTATCTTCTTAACTCTTGAGTGTTCTGGGACATCATTTTATAATCACCAACCGTCATTGCCACAAATACAACATCACCATTATTTTTCTTTTTCATTTCATCTAGGAAACGATCTAGGTATGTATATCCTACAGGCCAATCTGGATGTTCTCTTTCTTCTAAGGTACAATCCTTCGGCCTTTTGGTTTTAGGTTTTCCATCGTCATCTATCTCACCCGTAGGTAGACCTTTACAAGGATTCGTAATGATTGCTTCTGATACAACATACCACTTTGGATTTGCTAAATCAATAGGACGAGGTAACGTAGGTTGGATAATTTCTATCTTGACTGGTTTTGTTACGATCTCAACTTGTTTAGTACCAAATACATTTTGTAAGGTACTACAACCGCTAAGGAACGTCAGGAGAGTCAAGGTTGCTAATAGCTTTACTGTCATTCTCTATGTCCTCAAATACTGCCTGGGTACCATTATTGAATCTTAATTCCATAAGGCCAGGTTTCGCGGTTGCGAGTTTATCAAAATTGTGTTTACTAAATATCGCAAGATACTGATCTTTCTCTTGTTCTATTACATTGTAATTACGTTGTAAGTTGGATAACGATTGACCTTGTCTCTCATAAGATTCTTGCATTGCAGCCATAGTTGCTTTTTGTTCAGCAACAGCAGACTCCAATTTAATGGCGTTCTCTTTAAGAGTTACGTTTTCGTTATATAGCCAATAACCACCTAAACCGAGAACCAATATAATTCCTATGAATAATTGGTTAAACATTTTACTGTTCTTCGGTAGGTTCTTCTACTGACTCTACTTGTTGTCCTGAATGGACATCAACTTCATCGGCTACGATTCCTTCAATACCTTCAGGCTCTGCGGCTACTTCAGGTTCTGCGGCTACTTCAGGTTCTGCGGCTAATCCTGCCATTGTTTCAACTTCTGCAACTGCTGGATTTTCATCAGTCATATCTTGGTACTTCTGATTTAACGCAGTTCTTACTCGAGATGTCATCTCATCGTCAAAAGCCTTTTTAAGGTTTAACGGATTGTTATCTAACGCTTGTGAAATTATATCATTTACTGGCATGTTTCTTCTCCATATTATATTGTAGTAAATTTATTTATACATTCTCTAAACGAGCCATTAATCTCTCTGCTCGATTAGTTACTTGTTTGTGCCATCGAGAATCTCTACCCTCAACAGCGGCTTCTTTCCAATCTCCTTTGAGAATGGCTTCGTGCATTTTCTTAAACTTGCTTAGTCTGGTTCTACCCATATTAAACATCATGTTAACCAGGATCTGTTGCACTTCGTCTGGTAAATCTTCAAATATCCCATCTTCGTATAAAGCATTACATTCTGAGATGGCGAGGTCAAGGTCACGCTCGAAGCAGTCCTTAACTCGTTCTTCATCAACTGGAGTTCCGACAGCAGCGCCGAATTCAGCATCGGATTCGAGTACCAAGTGGCCAACTCCGAAAGTAGGGTATCCCAGGTGATCGTGATAGATTTCATACACCACACCCTCGTCTATTTTTAATTGTTCAAAGACAGCTTCTCTGTCTAATTTTGTATCTCTAAAAAACATTTTGTTCCTCTCTATGTTAACGTTGTTATGTCAACAGTGGATGTACCTTGAAATTCTAAAAGGCTTGCCACTTTGTCTATCGCACTATTGGCAGAATTGATAACGTTATTATAATAATCATCGCCGCCTGCATATTCATATCCCCACAAACCAATATTAACTGCGGTGTCTGCTGTGGTTACTTTCGTTACTTCTGTATTTGCACGATCTTCAGCTGTTAAATTAGCAACCATAGGCTGTACCGAATATATTGAACTTCCTACTGATACATCATAAGTTTTAACATTAAGTGTTACTTTCTTAATGACATTATCAGAATCAAATTTAAGTACTTCTGCTAATTCAAGTACCTTATCATAACTAGGCATAATTATTAACTAATCATTTCAAATTCAGCGGACTTGTTCATAAATGAAATTGCCCATCTGTCATCAGAATCAATAAAGCAATAATGGATTTTACCTTTATCAGGTCCATCTACTACTTCCCAAATCCAACATACAAATCCTGGTTTGATTTTCTTATCTTCTGATGAGATTGTTTGAAAGAAAGTTTTCATGCGATGTTGAGCATTCCAAAAACGACCATAACGGATTTCTTCCGTATTCCAAATTTCTTTGTACTTGGCTTGAACGTCTTTGTAATCTCTTCCGATTACATGTCTCTTTTCTGCCTTTTTACCAAAAGGAACAATTCCCATTCCGAGAACCTTTACTTTTCCGTCATAAACAGGCAATCCTGAAATACCATAGTTCTTTGCACTACGGCCTTTCCACATAGGTGTTACAGTTGTTCCAACTTTTAGTTTGGCAACGGTAACTTTACCTTCGTCTAATTGTTCTTGTTCCCATGCATTAAATGATTTCATATCTTTTCCTTTAATTAACCAGCAGCTGATCCCATTTGTTGTTTTGCTGCAGCACGCTCTTTATCGCGTTCTTGTTTACGTTTCTCACGCTCTTTTTCGACTTCGTCTTGAGCTTTTTGTCTTTCAGCCTCCGAAGCGTGCTTTAGTTTAATTCTTTCTTTTTCTTTGTCTTGACGATCTTTCATCAAGTCAAGTTCAGATGCTTGTCTTGCTTTTAATTGAGCTTGAGCAACAGCATCTTCTTTAACATTAACCGTACCCATAATATCTCGAATACGCTTCTTGTGTTTCTTTTGATTCTTTTTAGAAACTCCTGGTTCTCCATCAGGACCTACTCCTAAGCCGGCAATATTTCCACCGCCGACATTATTCGTAGGTTCTTCTTCGATTTCTCGTTTTGCTGCTTCAGCAATTAAAGAACCATTTTCTTCAACGAATCGTTCCAAAGATTTTTCTATATCTTCTTCAACTGATTCTTCTGTTAAATAGTTTGTGGCTTCAACTCTTTGTTGTTCACGTATCAACCATAAAGCTGATGCATATGATGCTAACTTAGTTTGACCGCCAGGAAGTTTAGCAAGTAGTTTCTTCAGATTAAGAATCATTTGGTCAAAGTTACCAAACGCCGCTTTCTGCGCATTCTTCGAGAAGTCCTTACGTTTGATTAGGATATTACCCTTATCATCAATAATCCCTTCTTTATATGCAGCCCACTTATTAAAGGGTGTCACCAACCTTTTGATAAATGAGTATACTAAGAATAAATCTACTACCATTTAAATTTCCCTCAACCTTTGTATTATAAACTCATCACCAGTTATTGACTCTGAGCTTATTCCAATTTCATCATATACTAATACTTCTGGCATAAAATTCAAATACTCTACGAATGGTTTTAAATATTCGTGATATTCATGCAACCGCATAAATAACATATTTGTTGCCGCCTGTCCAAACACATTGAATATTACAATGAGATGGTTCAGAATTAACCTTTCTTTTAATTCGTCATCTTGTCTATAACGACTCAGAAGTTTACGGAGATATTGAAATCTCTTTATATCTTCTTCGAACTCTGACAACTCAGTACACTGAGGATTGTCATAGTGTTTCATCGCGTAAAGCAGAAAGGTTGATTCTGTCAAATTCATAACAATAAAAGGCTAACTATTTAAAGTTAAGCGTCAGCTACAACTGTATCATCACCTGTACCGTCTACACCTAAGTCACCAGCATTAGCTGCTGATACTTTCATCGGAACTAAGCATTCCGCGAAGTGACGGCCATTGGCTGTATGATATAACCACCAACCTGGTCCTTTAAGACCTTTAGCTCTGTTAGCTGCGACGCCTGCTTCTGTTAAGTCAACAAAGACTGCATTGTCTTCGTCGTTTGACTTATTAGTATTGCCTGCGGCAGTTTCGAGCCACTTTGGTACGCTAGCTGCAGCGTCTGTTTTTCCCCATAGTGCCATTGTTATTCTCCTAATTTATTATTTTAAAACTTTATAAAGTTCATCAACTAATTCGGCTTTCTTTTTTCTTTTGTCAAGTTCAATACCTGCTTTACGACCTTCTGTCTCAAGGTCAGCTTTTGTTAGTTTACCTAACGCAGCTTTAGTAACCTTAGGACCTTTAGCAACAGCAGCCTTCTTTGGCTCCTTTACTGGGTCTACTTTAGCAGGAGTTTCATCTTTACAAAATAAGCCTTTAATCCAATCAATCAAAAACATAATTTACTCCTATTATATAATAGAATTAACTACCGCAATTACTGGCAGCTAATTTCTTTTTCTTTGGCTCAAGAGTATCTGAAGCTTCAGTATCCTCGGCCTTTTCGTTGTCTCCTTTCCAGTTCTTGTCTACGTAATCAAAGAATTCTTTTTTCTTCTCATCGCTTTCAAGTTCTGCTGGACTTTCGACTCCAAACTTTTTTAATGCTTTTTTGAAGAATTCTTGATATTCAGAATCTTCTTCGTTTTGTAAACGAGCCATAATCTTTTCTTCGATTTTGCTCTCGATAATTTCTTTCCAACTAGGCATTTTATTTTCCCCTGTGTATTGTTCTGGTAATGACTTTAAAAATTTCATTATATCTCTATTACTACCAAAGACACTCAATTCCATTCCTGTTGATGTCTTTTTAGTAAACGGATTAAGCTTTGCACTCTTGGCAAGCTTTAAAGCGTTTTTATAGCTCTTATCGTCCATATCAACTAATTTAAAACTTCCGTCAGCCATTCCTTATTCCTATTATTATATGTTCTATGTTTATTTATAACAGTTTCGTTATCCGAATCTGTAAATTATCAATGCCTTTAATCAAACGATGGTATTCACCTTCTTCGATCTTAAATCTTATTCCTGGTTCTAATAACAATGGTAAACAATTTTCTGGTTGAAATTGCCAACCATTTCCTGATATAACTTCAACCATGCGGTCTTCTTTATCTCTGTGCCAAACAAACTCTGCCTGATCTTCATTAATATCAAATGTACGAATATCACCAATATCCGTATATGGCTTACCAGAAATAACTACCACCTCCCTTGAGACCAAGTTCCTTTGCATACTTAGGTAATCGACAGGCCCAGTATCCTGCAGACATTTTATCTGTTTTAGTATCGCAATTGTGTCTGCTTGCGAAATTCTTAGCTGCGTCTCTATCATTGATTTTAGCAGTAAGCCCACCTTTCTCATCACCGAACTCAATCTTTTTGATATTACCTGTGTCAGGGTTTCTAACATAGACAACATACTTCTTATCTCCACTCGAACGTTTAGGTGTATTTAATTCTGGTTCTTCTTCCAATTCAATCATAGGACTTTCTAAAGGAACAGTAACTCCTTCATATAATCCAAAGCCTTCATGTTTCCACTCTGTAAATTTTTTCATTAGTGATCCGATTTGTCGTTTCTATCTGTTTTATTTGATAATATAAATCGTCTG